ATTAAAACATAATATTTTAATTTTTAATTTGACTCCTACAAAAATATAAGGTAAAGTATAAAGATTATGGCACAAAAAGCAATTCCAACTAACAAAGCATTATATAATCGAGTTAAGGCAGAAGCAAAACGCAAGTTTAAAGTTTATCCTTCTGCCTATGCTAATGGTTGGTTAGTGCGTGAATATAAACGACGTGGCGGTAAATACCGTACTTCTACTACAAAAGGAAAAGAGTAACATGGCAATGCATTCAAAAAAGAAATCAATGAAAAACGGTAAAAAAGCAACTGGTAATGGTGGTTTAACTGCTGCTCAAAAGAAGTTGCCTCCTGCACTTCAGAAAGCGATTTTAGCTAAAAAGAAGAAAAAGTAATGGCGACACTTCGTTATCGCTATCGTGATAAAAAATCTCGTTCAGAAGGTGCTTGGGAACAGGCATCTTCTGATCGTCGTTACAAAGAAAAACAAGATTGGTGTGAATTCTACACTCCCCTCGGTAGAATGGTCACCAAACCATCTGGTAAAAAGCCAGGATATATGGGGCATGATGAGTGGTGTGCTTCAAAAACACCCTTTAAAAATCAAGTAATCTCAAACCCTAAAAGGAAATAATAAAAAATGGCTACAACATACACATGGTCTTTTGGACCTCTTGAAGCAGCGCCTACAGAAGGTGATCTAACTGACGTAGTAAAAACAATTCACTGGAGACTATCTGGTGAAACTGATGATGAATCTCCTGTAACTGGAACTACTTACGGTTCTATTACAACAGAAGATGCAGATGCTGAATCATTTACAGCATTTGCTAGTCTCACTGAAGAGATAGTTAAAGGCTGGACTCTCTCTAATCTTGTTGAAGGAGAAGAGACTACTACTGAAGCAGAGGCTCGATTAAAAGCTTCTATTGATGCTCAAATTGATGCTCAAAAAAATCCAGCCAGAGTAAATAAAATAGCGCCTTGGGCGTAAGAAAGATAGAGGGGAACTATGACTGAAGAAATTCAAAATAAAAAAAATACAATTTTTATAGATGATAAGGAATATGATTTAGCAGACTTTAATGAAGACCAACTAAAATGTGTTGCACAACTTAGAGATATTGGTATTCAGCAAGATAATCTAAGAATGCGCTTGACCAACTTGATGCGGCTAAATCAGTATTCATTTCTAAGTTAAAATCATCATTGGAGAGCTAAATGGCAAAACCTCGTGGAGGTCTTAAAGCTTGGTTTGGAACAGGTAAGACTGGCGGCATTGGTGGTGGCGGCTGGGATCGTTATGATGCCCAGGGTAATCGTATTGGTAAATGTGGTGAAGGCGAAGTTGATGAGCCCTATGCCGCTTGTTTATCTAGAGAAAAAGCTAGAAAGTTAGGAAAAGAAGGTAGAGCTTCTTTTGTTCGTCGTAAACGAGCAGCCCAAAGAAAAGCAGGAGCAGGTAAAAAAGGACAGGGAACCGGAACACCTGTAAATGTTGCTACCGGCGCTTCTCCAAGAAGGAAGGTTAAAAAGTAATGGCAATCACTCGTATTGACCCTTGGGTAGGTGGTCTTGGTATAGATGCTACTGGTAAGTTTGAAGTAGCCTCTAATGCCACTGTTACAGTCGGTAATGGAGCTTCTACAGGTAACGTAAATGTTGGTGGGGAAGTTGTTTCTTCTACTGTAGATGCGACTACTTTAAAATTAGGCGGAACAGCAGTTACTAGTACAGCAGCAGAACTTAACTACACAGACGGTGTTACCAGTAACATTCAAACTCAGTTAGACGGAAAACAAGCATCTGGTTCTTACTTAACTGGCAACCAAACTATTACTTTATCAGGCGATGCAAGCGGATCAGGTACTACTGCTATTACAGTTACTGTAGCAGATGATAGTCACAATCATATTATAAGTAACGTTGATGGATTACAAGCTGCATTAGACGGAAAACAAGCATCTGGGTCCTATTTAACAGGTAATCAGACTATTACATTATCAGGTGATGTAAGCGGTTCTGGAACTACAGCTATTACAGTTACAGTTGCTGATGACTCACATAATCACATTATCTCTAATGTAGATGGGTTACAGACTGCGCTAGACGCTAAACTTGCGTCATCAAGTTACACAGCTGCTGATGTTTTAACTAAGATTAAGACAGTTGACGGATCTGGTTCTGGTCTTGATGCTGATTTATTAGACGGTATTAGTTCGGCAAGTTTCTTGCGTAGTGATGCTGATGACGCTACCACTGGAACACTTACTGTGGGAGGTAATCTGCTTCCTGCTACTGACAATACTGGTGTAGTTGGTAACGCTACTTACACATGGAACAATGGTCAGTTTACTAACTTGACAGTTGATAGCACACTAAACGTTCGTGGTTATATTGACTTAGC